TTTACTTCCTCAGCAGTAAAGTTGTCAAAGTTGATGTTGGCAATGTTGGCATTTCCTGTAACATTCAAGTCAACCGTTTCAACCTTATTCGACGCATTCACTATTGGCGCGTTTACCGAAGTCAATGCAGTCAATGTGCTTGTGTCAATACTTGTAGTGTCGATTGAGTCTACATTTGCTTCCCTTGCATTGATTATATCTGCACTGACTGTGTCTGCATTGACGTTTGTGATAGTTGCATCAGTGCTGTGCAAGTTGTCAATGGTTCCTGAGCTTTTGTTTATGTTGGTGTCATCAAGTCTTGTGTTGATAGACTGGACATCATCTTCCAATGAAGAAGCCCTGTTTTCCAAACTTGTTATTCTGTCGTTCTGTTCCACCTCTCTCTGTAAGTTGACAGATGGATTTCCTCTCATCGATTGCGATAATGTTCTCATATACCTAAATACCCCACTTTGTTCCTGCATTGTTTGTGGCAGGCTCTACCGTACAGCTTGCCGTTATATTGCTTATTGCAAAATCCGATTCAATCATTATTCCTACTCCAACTCCTTTGTTGTACTTTGGCGTAAAGTCAATCTGTCTTGAATAAAACATGTCATCCCAGTCAGCCTTGTTTATTTTAATAGTTGAGTCTTCTTCCTGCTTCTGCCCATTATCCAAAAGCACGACACTTCTAACTTTTACGACACCGTTTCTTTTCTGGTCGCTGAACAGGCTGATGTTGTACTTGTCAATAGTGAATACCTTGTGCTCACCTGCTCCCAACAGGCCGCTGTCATAAATGACTTTGTTTGTAGTTCTTCCATCTGCATCCTCATAGTAGAAGCGTGTGTTGGTGTAGCCGTCATTCTGCTTATGACAGATTGAAACTGTTCCGTCATCAATAAAAGTTATAGACTGAACATCATAGAAAGTCTGCTTGAATGAATGCTGGTCTGAAATCATGTAAAGTCCGTCATTCGTAGCCATATAGATTGTCTGTGTGGCAGGGTTCATTGTTATGTAGTAAATGTCAGAAATAGCCGAGGCATCCTTTGCTTTTGTAAGGTTTGCATCACCAGTAAAGATGTAGATAGCTCTGTTGTTCGGACTGTAGAAATATGCCATTGACGGTATTGCTCCAATGTACTTCATTCCGTTAATGTTTATAATGCAGTCTCTTCCTTGATACACGCCGTTAAGGTAGCTCAAGGAATAAATCTTTCCGTTGAGGACGGCATAAGGCATGCTCTGAATGACGAATATGCTTTCCATTCCTTTGATACTTCCAGTAGCAGCAGTAAGAATCATCGGCTCAGTGTCCTCATACAGCACCTGATAGCCGTTGTTTCCGTCAATCATATAGTCCTGGTTGTTCCCGGAAAGAACCCATTCGGCGAATATGCTCGGGTTTCTCATCATTGATGTTCCACTGTATAATGGATAGACTGACTTGTAGTATGAAAGGTCGCTGTCATTTATCTGTAACTGCTCAAAGTCAAGCTTGTAGCTTTCAATGTTGTGGAATGTTGTCTCATACACAGGAGCAATGTTTGATGTGGTTGAGTATGATGTCTTATAGAAGTCAATGTTCATCTTCTCGCTTGTAACAAACATCTTGTAGACAGAGCACTGGCACAAAGGCACTGCCGCAAACACTGCTGATGTAATGCCGCTGTTCTTGTTTATGACTGAATATGATACATTGTGTCCTGAGCCGTAAATAATGTTTTCAATGCCGTCATTAAATGAGCCTGTAAAGAATACCCTGTTATTCCAGTCATAGGCATACTTTGTCTTTTCGCCAAGTCTTGTGTCGTAGCAGTTCCAATAGCTTGTGGTGTTCAACACAATATAACGGTTTTCAACAAGCGTAAGTGAAGGAGATGTCTGTTCCTTTCTAATGAGAATCCACTTGTTGGTGTCAACATCCCTGTAGTATGCGACATCACCATCGCAGTAAAAAGGACTCTGTGTGTCGATGGAAAGCCATGGAGTTACAAGGGTGCTGTTGTATGAAATACCTGAAACATAACCATTGTTGAAAAGCGGAGTGAATGCATCATCTTTATCTGCTTTTACGCCTGTAGGAAGATAGAAAGCATTAATCTTTTTGTCCTCATATCCAACATCGACGGTTCTGTATGCTCCGGTTCTGCCGAGAATAATGTCGCTTGTCATGTCATACATTGCGAATCTTCCGCCTGTATAGGTATCATCCTCAAACGCAGTGTCTGTTTCTTTTGTAAGGAACACGTGTCTGAAATATCCATAACCTATTGAAGCATAAGCAGCCATCAAATAGCCGCCATAAGGATTTGTAGTGTCACTGGCAAGACTGTAAAGTTTAACGGCTTTTAGTAATAATGTATCATAGCTTACTTCAAAAGTCGCCTTTGCATTGTAGTATGTATAGACACCAGGGAGCTGTGTGCCTGAAGCAACATTATAAAAAGGATAAATGTATTCAGAGTCATCAGGCATATAGGAGTGTGTTCCATCCCAGTGGTTCACTGTATATTCCGATGACGAATATCTGTATGTCCATGCTGCCCAGAAGTCATTCGCTGTTGTCTTTGCGGGTCTGTTGTAGATTCCCATTCCGCTGACACCTGTGTACTCTGCTGGTACGTCAAATGTCATATCAGGTTTTACAGCCTCCGCATGATGAATGTTGAACACAGGAGCAAAGTTCACCATATCAGCCGACATTATGTACCCGTAGTTGTTCTTTACATCAATGTCGAATGAGAATGATGCATTATTCCAATCTGTAACCGTCATCTCTTTATGCCATATCTGCGTGTTCACAGGATGAGGAGCATTCATTAACTTTATGTCGAAAATGAGATGTCCTTCCGGCATTGATGAACCTGCATATCCTATAAGTCCATCATAAGTCAACACATAGTCATAGTGATATCTTGTAGTGTATGTAGTGTAACGATATTGGGATGAAGCAGCCTGTGGAGCATATCCAGGGCTGAATGTAAGAAGCTCATGTGTTTCAGCATCATAGTAGTTGTCATTCTGCTTGTAGCACATTCTTGTTTCCATACCAATGTTCGACATTGAAATCTGTGCTGTAGTGGCATAAATCTTCAAATCTGTTTCACCGGATGGCACTTCAATGGTTGTGTCCCAGGACTTTCTGTTTACTATTGTGAATCCGTCTGTTTCGTTGAATGAAATGAAACGGCATTCAAGGTTGTCGCCGTTCATAATGTCGGTTGCTCTTACAATAGCTCCGGATTTGTTGCAGATGTAGATAAGATAGTGTTCAGGCTCATATTCAGTCAATGTCATTATAGGCGACTCTGTGTTTGGAAGCCAAGTTCCTCTGTCGGAGATATACTGAATGTGGTTGTCAAAGATAATGGATGTTCTGCCATTGTATATTGTAAGAGCAGCATAATGTCCATGCCAAAGACGCTCAATGACATTTATAGCAAAAGAACTGTTGACGACACTGTTGTGATGCTCCCATGTTTCTCCACCATCAGATGATTTCTCAATAATGACATTGCTTCCAGAATGATATGCCCTGTATATGAATCCGTCATAATAGCATGAAAGCACTTCATTGGTGACTTCTTTCTTTACAAAACGCTCATTGTTGACTTCAAATAAAGGGGCACTGTTTCTTGTGAAATATCCGTTTTCAGTTGTGTAAATGTTTCCGTATTTGTCTGTGATAGAAGGGTTGTTTGTCTTGCTTTCTGTATAGAACAAAGGACATAAAGCATCATTGTGTATAGGAGAGTTGTTATATTCAACTTCATCCCAGTTGTCATTAGGTACCGAATGATTCTTGGACATTGATACTTCGCCTCTTAACGGCAGAAATCTTTTTATGGATTTGGCGTTCATTTATCTATATTTGCTCCTATGTTTTTACTTTTAATAGTTCGGCAAGGCAGAGCTATTGACTTTGAAAACAAAAAAGGTCACCTCATTACGAAGTGACCTTTCTTTTTAGTTACAAACCTATGCTAATCAAGCATTCCATCCAAGGACTTTTGTATAGTCGCCGTCTGCCTGTGCAAACACACCAACCACGTTTGCAGAAGGGTCATAGCAAGCCAAGCTTCCGACAAATCCAAGAATGACAGAAACTGCAGGTCCACGCCATGTTCCAGCGTTAGGCTCAATAGTGATGTAGTCCTCAATGTTGAGCTTTGAAGCACCGTCATCGAAGTTGAAGTTCTCAACATCATCGATTCCAGGTTTTCCAGGTTCATTAGTTGAGATACCGTCATCTTTGTTCTGGTCCTGTTTAGAGAGCCAAATCAACATTACCAATGACTTCTTGGTGAGAACATAGAAGCGTCCACGGGGAGTATCAATGTCATCCACGATAAGGTCCACAAGGTTTGTTGAAGAACTTACAGAGAAGTCCTCCAGTCCGACATTAACTTTTCTTGAAGCCTTAGACTTTGTATCGCTGAAATACTGGTTCTGTGTCTCAACTTCCTTAGCCATATCAGCACGGTCGAGCATGTTGACGAAAATCATATCAGCATCTCCACCCATTGCTCTGTTCAACGTCAAAGCATTCTGCAAAGAAACAATCTTCTTTTCTGTGTCGTCAGCAGGTTTGTAGAAAGCACCAGCCTCTCTGTCAGGACTTGCAGAACGGTCCTGTCCCAAGAATACTGTTGAGATATAGCTGTCCCAAGCAGCTCCTGTACGTCCGTTTACGAACGGGAACCAAGCATCAAGTCCTAAAGGAAGAACAGGCTGTGATGTTCCGGGGACTGTTGAACCTGCGTAACAGATTGTGTTGCCTGCAACTGCGCTTCCTGCCTTGGTTGGTTTGATGACGATTCCCTTCATACCACCAAGCAACTTTTTAACAGTTCCGGCGATAACAGCATTCTCTTCAGCATCACCAATGTTTGTCTTGATAACGATGTCTCTACCGATTTCAAGCTTCTGTGTTTCTGTTGGGTCAAGGTTGATTGTCAAGTCTGTTCCCACAACTGCTGTAAGAGCTTCCTTAACCACTGCAACTTCACCATAACCACGGCCATAAAGAGATGCAGATAAAGTCTTTCTCAAGTTGGCTGTTGAGCGATAGAACTCACGAGCAAGGATTGGAGCATAAGCACCAATGTTGTTCTTTCCTGCTGCAAGGTCAACCTTATTCACAAGGTGATTTGCCCAAATAGCACCAGGTGTTACAGAGAACTCTGCCTGCTTACCAACATCACCAATCTTTGCCTTTGCTGTAAGATAGTTACCAGCAACTGCACCACCTGCACCTGCAACTGCTGAGATGTTGAAAGCCTTTCCTTCTGCCTTCTGGAAATCTATTTCCTTGATACCTGAACCTTCCCTTCCGAGCAAGGTTCCCATCTTGTTGTCATATACAACTTTGAGCGATTTAAGAATCGCTTCCTGGTCGGTCATTACTGACATTATTTATTCTCCTATATTCTTATACGGTCGTTGAACTTGGCAAGACCGTTTTTGATTTCTTTTTCGACTTCATCTTCGTCTTCCTCAGATGACTCCTCTTCTTTCTTCTCTTCGGTTTCTACAGTTTCCGCTTTGGCAACATCCTCGCCATCAGCTTTGACTTCCGTTTCACCGTTTTCATTTGTCTTTACTTCAATGTTTTCAGCTCCTGTAGCTTCCTTCAACTGTTCAAGCTGTTCAGTCAACGCAGCCACAACACCTGCAACATATTCCGCTTCCTCTGGTTTGTCAGGGTTTTCATTACTGTCATAGTCGGAAAATACCTTGTCGAATACATCAAAGTCCTCGCCTTCTTCAGCTTTAATGCCTTCAAGAAGCGGCTCGAAGTCCTTACTGTATTTGTTCCTAAAGTCCTCCAGTCTGTTGTCGTGGTCAAGCTTCTTGTAGTTCTCAGCAGCAGGTCCAACAAACTCGTCCTGAATATATGACTTTAAGTCATCAACCTCTTTTTTATATTCATCCAACTTTGAAGTAAATCCTGCAACCAAGTCCATCAGCTCTTCTTTGGTAAACTCCATTATGATTACTCCTTTTTAGTTGTTATTCCCTGAATGAGCGTAATGAGAGCTTCCACTGCTGTAAGTACGCCGACTGTCACGGTTGTAATCTGCGGCACGGTCTCTGTCGCCTTGACACCACCGATTGTAAGACCGGTTGCGGCAACTGCAATGAGGATACCCTCAATGATTTTAACAATCTTTTTCTGGAAAAACGCTTTAATCTTGTCCATTCCGTCACTCCTCTTTTATAATAGTTCAAACGATACTTCTGTAGCTTATAGGCTTGCCATACTTGACACAGTTACTGTTCTCCCAACTGTCAAATACAATCTCGCCTCTCCTGCATACGACAAAATGATTTATGTTTCCGTAGGCATACTGAACCGCATATAAACCTTCATCTGGCAGGTCGTTCAATGACTGTATTTTAACTTTGCTGTATGATGTTACAGAACCTCCGAGCGCATCATTGATGTATTGTATCGGCTTTGACACGAATGCATCGTCATCAATATATCCTTTTTCCCATCCTTTTACAACATCCAATGTAAGACCTTTAATGTTGTCTCTGTTCTGCTCATCAAATATGTATGCCAAGCTGTAAGCTAAACATGCAGAACCAAACAAGCTCTGCATTTGTTTCTGTATGTTCATTATCTATTTACCTCCGATTCGTTAAATACTCTCTTACTTCAACCAAGTCTGCTATCAACTTTTCTGTTTCAGCATAAACCTTTTCCTTCAAGTCGTCTGGTGGATTGTCCGCATATTGACAGATTGTCTTCCACACTGCTTCCTGCTTTAATGACACATAGGTACGGTTTGTGTTGATATGGTTCACCGCCACAGCTCTGTAAAGCAGGTCTTCTATTTCTGAACAGATGTATCTTGCCTTCCAGTTGTCATTAGCAAATCCCCACTTTTTATAGACGGACATTACAACACTTTCAATCTTTCCCATCTGTGTCATAATGATGTTACGTTCATTGTCGCTTCCCACCTGAACCTTGTCGGTTTTTATTTTAAGCCACCCTTTTTTGGCGGCAAACATGGCAACACAGACCAGCACTAAAACAAACACCAAAACAGGTATGAGTGCCTTGCTTGTCACCATAGTCGTGATACTTTCCCACATTTTTATACCCCTCCATAATCGAATGAGCCTTGTCCCATAGATTCAAGTTGTGCAGTTGCCTGGTCTTTGTCTATGACACCATTCTGCAAATCTGTGAGGACATTTGTCAACTGCTCCGACTGCATTTCCAAGAATGTAGACTGCTCGTCCATAATGTTTGCTTCATTGTCAAGCTGTGCATTAGCCTCATCCGTCTTCTGTGCGTTGCCGATATTGGACTCTTCCGTTACGACAATGTTGAAGAGCTTCATCAGCTTCTCAATGTCCTTCTGGTTTTCGGGTCCCAATGAAGTCAGCATAAGGCAGGTGTTCATTATTTCTGGTTTAAGCTCTTCCCTGCTGATATACGGTGGTATTTCATATATGTCCTTTTCAATGCAGTTCTCAATGACCGTCTGTATTGCATTGTAGGAGTTTGCGGCAAATGAAGCGGCTTCCTGCAGGTCTGGTATTTCAAGCAGTCCTGTAATACGGTTGGCAGGTATCAATCCCTCATTCTTCCACTCCTTTATAATCTTCCACTTTTCGGCAGGGTCTTTTGATATGTTTGCGGCGGCGGAGAACTGTATCTTGAACTTGTCTATTGTCTTTCTTACCTCATCCCACGTAACATCAAGTCTTTCCTTTATATCAGGCAGAACCTGTCCCTCATACAAGTCAATGCATCTTCTGGCAATATCCACATAAAGACGGATGATTTTGTTGAGCTGTGTCTGGAATCTGTCTGCCTCAATGTTTGCCATTGTCTGCATAGCAACACCAGACATATCATCCATTCCTGCAGTCTGCTGTCCTGTAACTGAAAGCATGTTGACACCAACCAAATCATAAGCGTCTTTTTTCTGAGCTTCCAGCTCTGCTCTCAATCCTTCAATGTTATAGTCAGGATTCAATGTAGACATAGGAGCAGATGCACCAATAGCAGGTTCATAAGGCACAATCTGAACCTCCTCGTTGGTAAGCTTGTCTTCTTTAATACCACCATTGGTCGGTACTGTTATGATTGAAGCGGAGGCACGGATACGCTTTCCCATTTTAATGCAGATTTCGTTGATGGTCTTTTGAATGCTGTAAAGCAAATCGACCACTGAAACAGAGGTGTTTGCCCCGAAAGACGACTCCTCATACTTGATAGGCAGAATAGGAAGAACATCATACTTGTAGTCCTCTTCTTTCCAATAATCGGCATCTTCCTTGATTAATGTATACTTCTTGTGTTTCACCGTGTCCCAGTATACAAGCAGTGTAACATAATCGGCTTTCGGTTTTTTATAGTCCTCAATGAATGTAACTGGGTACTGCTTTTTTACAATGACCAATGTCTTAGGGCATCCATATTTCTGTTCTTTGTTGTCAAAATAAACCTGCCAAGGATAGAGCTTCTTAATCTTTTTCTCATCTTTATCAATGAAAACATATCCTGTGTCGAAAATGCATGCATCCCTAAAAGCACTGCTTACAGTATCATAGACATTCTGTGTGTCAAACTCTGTGTCAAAGTACTGTTGAACTGCACGTGATACCTGCTTGTCATGGAAGTTGCCGTTGACTGTATTAATGAATGGACGTGCCCTAGCATGTTCCGCAAGCTTTGCAACCAGTGTGCTTATGGTTCCAAGAACGACATTCTCATTCGTCAATGAAGTCCTTGCTGTTCCGGTATTGTAAAAGCCCACGGTTGTATCCACATCATCCAATGATGATATGGGTGTATCGTTGTACATTTTAAGATTACGGAGATACTTGTTGTTACGTCCTGTTTCCCTTATGAGCTTTGAAACTCTTTTTCTTACATCTTCTTTAGACATTGTATTTCTCCCCTGAAGCAGCCGTTAGTTCTGTCTTGTCATTTGGATTAGGTTGATATGCTTGTTTCTGCAAAGCGGCATTGACCACATTCTGCATATTTATAAAGCTTGTGTATTGGTCGGAAGCCTTGTTGCTGAAGAAAGGCAGTTGCTCCATAGGTGGCTGTTCCATCTGCTGTTCCGTCTGCATCATCTTTGGTCGATAGTCAAGACTCATTTTCTTCTCCCTCTCAGCTTATTGCCGCTAAGCATCTGTATCAAAACTAAATCCCTTATAGTTTGTTCCTGTACCTTTTCAATAGCAGGCCTTTTAACCTCTATCTGTATTGGCTTACTGCCCGAAAGAACTGTAAATATGTTATTCATCATTTTGCACTCTCCGTCTTTGGACTGTAGTTAAGTCTTGTTGCTGTTTCACCAGTGGCTTCTGTATATGCGGATTTGAGCTGGTCTCTTATTTGTACCAACTGGGCTTTCTGCTGCTGCAACTGCTCGACAAGTTTTGCATTGGCAGCGTTTCTTTCGTCAAGAGCCATTTTGGCATATTCCTCACCCTTTGGAAGAGCGGCAAGTGCAAGCACATCTTTTGATGATGTTCCCGTGTCTGATGAACCAGTAGAATGAGTCCATGTATCACGAACATCTGCACTAACTACTTTGCTTACAAGAGCACCTGTTCCAACTCCACCACCAAGGTTGTTTGTGTCGTCTTTGCTTGATGTAGCAGTAGAGCCGATAGTCTGAAGTCCTGTATAGTTGTTAACATAGTCGGAAAGAACTTTGTTGTATGAGTCAAAGTCATTGCCTTCAAGAGCGTTGATGTCCTTGTCAATCTGTCTAATCTGTTCGTCAATAAACAAGATATTCTCACGTACTTGCTGCTTGTTCTGCAAGATAGACTGTGTAAGGTTTTCCTTGCTCTGCTCGACACCAACTTCCTTTCCAGTGACATCAGCCTCTTGACTTCTTTCACTTCTGTTGAACATTTCCTGCAGGCTTTCAGGTGTCATGTTAAGTGCCTGTGCAGCATTGTTAATGTCAATCTCACCAGACATAACGGCTTCTTTCAATGTATCAAAGTTTCCTGCCTCCGCATCAGCAAATGCCAACTGTGATTTTGGTGCCTGCTGAACCTGTATTGGGTCATAAGCTCCTGTATCTCTCTGTCCGCCTGTAAGTAATGCAGCCCTGTCTGCCGTCATTCTTGCATTTCTACTGATTGCATCTCCGATAGACTGCAACATAGGATATGCCCTTAAAGCTCCGGCTCTCCATTTCTTCCAAAAGTTCTTGGCTTCGGTGTTGTCCTGCTTTTCTGTCTGTTGTTCTTCTGTATTTCCGTCTATTGGATTTGACTGGGTAACACCTGCAACCGTATTTTCATCAGCAGTGTTTGTTTCGGTATTGGTCTCGGTATTGGTTTCATCAGCGGTGTTTGTTTCATCAGTTTCAGTTGTAACATCCGTTTTTACATCAATGCCTTTCGGAGTATGTGCAGGTGGTTCGTTGACAATGTTGTCAACTTTTTCATCTGCTTCTTTCTCATCAGCTTTCACTTCAGGAGGTGTTCCTGTTGCTTCTGCTGTTCTTTTTTCTCCTCTGTTTTTAACCCAGTCTGTGGCTTTCTTTCCTTCAAGCTTGTTTTCCTTGATGATTGTTTCGATTGAGTCATCATTATAACCAGCATCTCTTAGTGTTTTGAGCAGGTTGTCGAATGTTCCGCTTTCACTGTTGTAGGAGGCTATTGCATCCTTTACGACATCTTTGCCAGTATTCTGCACGTTTCCACTTACAACAGGTGCTGTGTAGTCTTCACCTTTAAGCTTAGCAAGTTTAGCTTCTGCTTTATAAACATCTTGTTCACTGCCATAAAGCTGTGCATTTCTCACCTCTTCCTCAGCTGCCTGAATCTCAAGTTCTTTCTGTTTAGCATCTTTCTGTGCTTGAAGAGCTCTTCTATCTATCTTTTCTGCCATTTATTTTCTCCTTATATACTTCTTGACGCAATAGATGTTCCAATAGCACTTGCACCTTGTACTACTGCACCGGCAAGCCAACCCCATCCAGGAATCATTGATAATCCAACACCTAAGCCTTGGAAAATCTTATTTATGTTTCCAATGTTTGCCTGAGCCTGTTGCAGTCTCTGTGAAGCAAGCTCATACTTTCTTTTAGCCTGTTCTGTAGCAAACTGCTTGTATTCGTTAATAGCAGTGTTTTTAGCAATCTGCTTGTTTCTGTTGTCCTGCCAAGCTTTCTGATAGTCTTTCAGTTTCTGCTGTTGAACTTGTCTTTCTGCATTCTGCTGTTCTATGACACGTTCCTGTGTATAGCCTTGGTTTGAAGCATTGGCAAGCTGTCTTGACATATCAGCCTGTTCATTGACTTGGTTCAATGCCTCTGTATTGTGAGCCAATGTATCACCAAGTTCAGGTGCCTGTCTTCCAACTTCTTCTGCTTGGTCTTTTGTCGCCTGTATGTATGCATCTTCAGCAAGTTGTCTTTCCTGTGTCAAACTCATTTTGTTGTTCCTCCCAAGCCCTTGAAGTTCTGGAGTATAGATGACAATGTGGACATAGTGTCAGCAAGACGCATCTGACTTTGAGACTGGTTCAAAAGCTGTTGTGCTTCTGCCAGTCCTGCCGCATTGGTGTTCATACCATAGCTTCTAAGCAGTGCCTGTCCTTCATTAATAGTGTCCTGCAGTGTATTGATTCGGTTCTGCTGAAGGTTCTGTTCTTTGAAAGCAGCCGCCTGATAAGCATCATCATTTGTGGACATCTGCGCACCTTCTGCTCTTCCGACACTTTCATACTTGTTAAGGTTGTCACTGGCATTCTGTATTGCAGTCTGTCCTGTATAAGCGTCTGCTCTTTCATTGCTTGAATCCAATGCTGCTTGTATTGCTATTGGTATGTTCTTTTCTCTTGAGGCTGTCTGTGCTCTGTAGGCATCCAAGTCTCTGTAGAACCTTTCTGTGTCTCCCCAAATAGTACCATTTTGATATTCAGGATTTGTAAAAGGGTTTCCTGGGTCTTTCACGTACTTTTGGCCACTTGTAAGTGTGTCCATGTTCTGGGAAACAGTTCCCTTAAGCTGTTTTGGTTGATAGTTTAGGGTAGCCATGAATAGCCTCCTCCTGTAACATCTGTGATTGTCTTATAGTAGCCTGTGTTGTCTATTGAATCATAAAATGAACTCTCTGCTTGTGTCAATGCTTTTTCAATGTTGGTAACTTCCAAGCCTAGACGCAATGCAAACAAATATGCAAGATAATATGCAATGAAGTCGTACATAACAGTGCTCGGAAAATCCAATAATGTATCAGGCATCCAGCTTTCAATGAAGCAATCTGTTCCATCTGTAGTCAACATTCCATAGCCTGTATCAGCGTCTGCCTTGATGATGTTCAACACTTTGTTCTTTATGTCAAGGTCTTCTGTAAACACTTTGTCATTGTTAGTCCAGATAAGCTGTCTGTCTGTAAGGATAGCGATGTCATCTTCCCAGTCTGCAACATTGAGTTTGGTTCCTTTTCCAACCTCATTGTCTGTTTCTTTTGAGATGTTGTAAACATTTCCGTTTGCAGCAGCGTAGACTTCACCTTTGAAGATGACTGCATCGGTTGTGTTTTCAACAGGATATACTGTGTAGTCTTCTGTTTCATTTGACTTCCAGTTGTGAACACTGAGAACATTGTCAGCGTATGTTGATATGAACACAGAGTTGTCTTCTGTCTTAATGTATGAAGCTGTTTCATTGGATGAGCGGTCAAGCAGGTTGCCTTTATAGCTTGAGATTGCCTTTACAGAGATGTTGTCAGCCTCTGCTTCAAGATAGAAGCATCCATTCCCTGCAACCAACTTTGTTATAGCTGTTCCTTCATCAAGTATTACATTGTCAGTACCTTCTTTAAGGTTGTAAACATGTACACTGTTGTCAAGAACATAAACTAGACGGCTGTCGTAAATATCCCAAACATTGATGCTGTTAATGTCAATAGGCAGCTCAGCTTCTTTCTTTTTAGCTGGGAAAGTCAATGTAACCGGCTTTTTCCAATAGTACATTTTGACTGAACCAAGAGCATTATAGACTCTCAACTGATTTCCAATAATGTCATACGATGTGTCAAAATCAGTCATGTCATTAGTATGTCGTGGAAGTATGTAGCCGTTATATGTTTTAATGCAGTCGATTTGGTAGAAGTCCCAGGGTAGGTCATTGTAACCAACGCCGACATCAACCTCATCATAAAAGTATTTTATAGCATGGTTGATAATCTGCTGGTTAAGATGTCTCCAGGCTTGATTCAAATATTGGTTCAAGTCCTTGTATGTAAGGTTCTGAGAGTTTGGAATGTCTGCCAAAACTAATGCACGTTTGATGATTTCAGAAACTTTATATTGCATTATTTTATTCCTTTGTTTTTAATAGTTCTATTAGCGATTTTTCAGTGTTTACCTCTATTTCCAGAAGGATTTCTCTTCTTAGCATCTGATATCTTTTTTCTATGCTCTTCGGAAAGGTGTTTACCTTTACACCAAGAAGGTTTACCTTTATTAGCTTCTGCAATCTTTCTCTTTGTTTCTTCCGATACCGGATGACCTTTAAGCTTTTCTACTCTTTTTCTAATAGTTTCCTCTGACTGTTTCTTTCCTTTGTGACCTTCACTGTTTTTTCTTCTAAGCTCTTCACTCATCTTTAATCCTTTATTCCAAGGAGTTCTTCCTTTCATGACCTCTGCACGTTTTCTAATAGCTTCTTCAGAAGGATGTTTGCCTTTCATTCTTTCAGATGCTTTTCTCTTCCATTCCTCAGATTTAGGTTTTCCTTTTCCTTTCTTTCCTGCTTCTGAAAGCTTTTTTCTTGTTTCTTCCGATACCGGATGACCTTTAAGGGCATCAGATATCTTTCTTTTTGTTTCTTCAGGCTTAGGTCCTCCTTTTCCACCATCGTCTATATTGTAACAGTTTTCAACACCAACTTTTTCACGTTCCGAAGCAATAAATGTTTTCTCCAGTAAATAAGCATATTCTAGTTTTGGTATGTTAAAAAGCAAAATATCTTTCTTAAAGTTTTCAATGCCATATTTCTTCTGAGCTCTTTTCAGATGCACTCCAGAACCCATATAGTTATCATCTAACTTTTTATATTCATGCTGTCCTATATAAGTTTTACCATTTATTAAGTTTGTTATTCTGTAAATATACCACATATCTTTTCCTCTTTATAGTAAGTAATATTATACGGGTCTCATTATATATCTTAAAAAGTGAAATGCGTATCTTAATGCAGGCAGCACATCAGAGTGAAAATATTCATCGTCCACCTCATATATAACAGTTTTGTTCTCCTCATCATATTTCCAGACTGTAGAATCCATGTCGTCTTTTAGTAAAGAACTTTCTTTATTTAAGAGAACATCACCTCTTCGTAATGCTTCTCTAAGGTTACATATCTGCATAACTCTGTCAACTTTGTATGCATCTTGTATGCGCACATTGTTCTTTTGTACTTCGGCACTAATAGATTTGTCACTGTTGTCAGCAATACAAATGACTTGCTCAGCAGGTACCTTGTACTTTACTGTAAGCCCTTCCACTAAGTCTTTAATGTTGTGAACTATGTTTGTAACATCAGATTTATGGAACTTTTTGGTGCCTTCAAGTTCATATATCTTGTTGTCCTGTCCCAAGCCTAATGGCACTAATGCATTATAGTCGTTAAAGCCGTAGTCAACCCCAATAGCAATACGGTTAATGACTGGCACTTTTGTCCAGTATCTTTGTTCAGGATAAACAATACGAGTTGTATCTGTTATGTTCTCTGCCAAATATTCTCTTCGGTATGTAACATTATCGGGAGTCCAGTTGTTTTCCTTAAGAACATCATCCAAAGCAGTAGATGGTACGGTCGGGTTGTCTTTCATTGTGGCAGTAAAATGCCTCCACATTGCGGAGTCTTTTCCATCTGTAACGTCTTTCCAATAGCCTTTGTTCGTTATGGCTCCAGTCCCTGAAAGAAAGCAGAATGAGTCACGGCCTTTGATGATAGGTCCGAGTATGTCCGTCATAAGATACCCCAAAGACTGCTGGGACTGGCATTCGTCTATTATAATGAGTGAATAGTCGGCACCACGGAGCTTTTCCCTGTCAACCTTGCTGTTATTACCTTTGAGGATTATAGACGCACCGTTTTCAAATGTTATGGAAAGATTGTTGTTGTCGATTTTTGCAGGTATGTTTGCGATTTCAATATAATGCTTGACATTCTCCCAGAAAACATCTTTAACTCTTTCAGAAGTCAAGCCCATTATTAATACGCTTCTGGGTTTTTTGAATCCGTTGATTATATCATACCCTCTGGTGCAGTGAAGAACTGCAATAGCTGACTCAACATATGATTTTCCGCTTCTTCGTCCCGCAAGCAGAGTGTTTCTTTTACTGTCGAACTTTATGACTTCCTTCTGCCATGGAAAAAGTGTCTTGGCTATTTTGTATTCGATAAAGTCGTTGTCGGCTTCCTGGTGTTTTTGGAAGTATTCGCTTGTTTCCTTGACAAGTGATTCCAGCTTGTCAAGGCTTTTTACGCCGAGGTCTGTTCTTTCAGCGTTCATCATACCCTTGATGGACTTACTGACAAAAGGCAGCAGATAGTTGTCGGTTTTCTGGTTCGTGAGGGCTTCTACAACTGCTTTATTATAGAGCTCGACAAGGTCGGTATTGTAGTCTATTAACTTTGTTCCATCATGGAAAGTAGCTTCATTTTTTTCTACGCTTTTCAGTCCTCCAAGTTTCTTTTTTGTAGCCATAGTTCTTTTCCTTTATTATGTTATCTCCTCGTAAGGTAAGTCCCATAGATTTCTTAAAGCGAACCGACCTTTGCTTGGTGCACGGTTGAAAGCTTCCGCTGTTTCCTTATCAATATTTTCATACCGTGCCTTAAAGCCGTCACGATATTCAACGTCCAGATTTTTAGACTGTGCATCGTAGTCTATGGTTGAAACAAGCCTGCTGTTGCCTCTTCCCTCTGGATGGGTCTCCGGGTCCCACGATTGTGCATTCTGGTTTGATATAGTGAAAGGATTATAGTTCAGCTTTCTTTGTTGAACATCCTGAGCCATCTGTGCCATCTTGGTTTCATCCGGTTTCCCTGCAAGTCTGTTCAGTATATTTCGAATCATTCCCATTTTATTTTATCTCCTGTTCAGTGAGTATATCAACAGAGGTACCGTCACCGCCACTGTGATTGTCAATGTCACGCAGCCTATTTTCCAAAGCTTCGACCTCCTCTGCAATGATTTGTAGCTGTTCGATAGTTGAGTGAAGTCCGTTGTTATTTTCTGCAAAGATTGAGTTGAGCTCTCCAAGTCGGTCAACTGTGTCTGACACAACGACTTCATATCTGTCAAGTCTGTTTTCAAGCTCTCGATTTCTTGCTTCTGCTCGTTGTAGTCTTTCAGCAGTTGATTGTAACTCGACTCTAGTGTCTTCAAGTCGTCTATTTGATTCAGAAGTTTCTCTGAAAGAGAACCACAAAACGACGGCACACATAAAAAGCAGCACAGTAAAAACAGTGATAAAAACTTTTTCATTCATCGTCCTCCCCTCCATTTAGAAATCGGATAGCTCAAAGATATCCTCAGCCGCTTTCCTATAGTCCTTTTTATTTTCCTTCCTTATGGTAAGCTTCGTTCCGTCCCTAAGCTCCACCTCTATTAAAGTACCAGGGTCTTTTGAGGTGTTCACAAGCTGCTGTAGGAAAGCATAGTTCATGTCATGGGCAACCAGTGCATCAAGGTTCTTTTTGTACAGTTCTGCCGACATTTTAGCTTCTTCCTCCAACTTTCTTCGGTATTCGTTGTTGGACTTTTCCTCGGCTATTTTACCGCTGTACTCTGCCTTCAAGTCTTTGTTCTCCTTTTCAAGGCGGCCGACTTTCTTACTTAGATTCTCTATCAGTATTTTCTGTGCTTCAAGTTCTTTTTTCTTCAACCACATTGTCATGAACCTCCTTGCTATTATGTTCGTTTCCACGCCAGTCTCTCCACTTGTAAAAGTCTATTTCGTTTCCCTTAATATCCCAAACTTTCGTTGGATAGACTAATGTAGCAACAGGGATTGTATCTGTAACAGGCAGTATGAAGTTGTCATAAAACAAAGCATGTATGATATTGTGTGTAACTTTACTGTAAACCGCCACAATAGGAACATCAGTGTCAGGAATGCCAAAATAAACATTGATAAGATGTATAAACTCATCATATTTTTCAGAGTGACGCAAATCGTCCTTTTCCTGAAAACGCTTCCACATCTTTTTGATTTTCCAGATATTTGTATTCTTCAACTTTTCTTGACAGACAAGATAGCTGCCTATCGTACTGCTGTAAAACTCATTAGTAAAATGTGGCTTTTTTATTTTCATTTATTCTCCTCTGATACTATTTTTAATAGTTCGCCATCGTCAAACACTATGTTGTCCTCAAACACGTCCTGCTTGTTTCTTCTGTACAGCACGTAGAGGACACTGTAGTAGCACCATGCGGCAAGCGTTCTGTAGCACATTCCACCATGTTCCTTAAAGTATTTGCTGTTTCTTTTCTCCATGGCATGGATTGTGCAGTCCAAGCCTTTTTCATAAATATCTTCAGTTGACATACCTAGTTTATTCAGCTTTTTGCAGCATATGGCATGACAGAGCCTGTGCATGCACTTAAAGATTGTCTCCTCATCACCTGCGGCTTCCGCTTTACGGTAGATATCCTCCGTGTCCTTCCAGTAAGGATTGTTCTTGTCAAGGTAGTCCTGTGGCTTCTGTTCCTCAAGAACCGCCTTTCTGCCGCATGATGAACAGTTGGTTATGTCCTTGTTAATCTCGCAGTTCGGAACATACTTGAAGAAGTATTTTCCACAACTTTTACAGTGGTATGGAAGCATCATTTTTCAACTCTCCAAGGTTAAATGAACCACATCATTTTTGACCGACTTTATGTCATCCTTGACTTTTTCCATATCATCCATCAGCGTGTCTACATCCTTCCTTATTTCTCCGACAATCTTCTCCATAGTATTAAGCTCGTGGTCGAATCTCTCCAGTACGGAAGCCAAAAGTATTTCTGTTTCCTTTTTCATGTTTTTTTCTCCTATACTTCAGTTAGTTATTGTTGTGGTAAAAGATACTTTTTTGCTTCTTTTGTTGGATTTTCTACTCTGGCTTTTCGAAATCGACTAGACAGTGCATTCAATGTCAGCGTTTCACCATTGTAGAAGCAAAGCTGATTATGGTATTTTCTATCGGTTTCTTTGTATCTTTCAACATCCAAGCCATTTGCCCTATAGTTGTTATACGTAGGACGGAGCAGTTCAATGAACTCTTGTTCCACGTCTTTTAGATATTCTGGTTCAACTGTTACAAGTATCTGAAAGCCGAACTTTTCTAAACCATATTTTTGCATATCCAAGTATAACGGACTGTTTGGACGTTTCTTCCAACTTGAAGGACATTTATGTTCCTTCCACCTACTATAAACATTCTTACTTGAACCAACATAGCAGTCGTTTGTCACAGTATTTACAATCTTGTATACTGCACTTATTTTGTTCTTATACATTCTTGTTCTCCTATCATTTAGTAAAGTTTATCCAAGTACCATTCAGTATGGTTTTTCATCAAGTCTGACTTATGGTTGTTATATTCTTTTAGAGCAGAAGCCCAGTCAAAACTTGAATACAATGCTTGGATAGTGTCGTCCGAACGTTCCAAGACGACCGCATATAAGTCTGATTTTGATTCAAGCAGATAAATACACGTGTCGTCCAACCATGCATGACTTTTTTTAACTTCCCAAAATCTCCTATCTACCAATGGCTACCTCCTTTGTTCTTACATTACACAAAACACCTACTGCAAAAGGTTATCCAGATTGGATTATATTTCCATCTGTTTTCTGGTTTTATCCTTTCGTATCTGGAAATATACGAATGGCATGAATGACACAGGACCATAAACTTTTCTGGATTTAGGTCCTTATAGTTTTCCTCATCCATGTGGTGTACTTGGAGTGTTTTGCTTTTACACCCACAAAGTTCGCAGTATGGACGCTCTTCTCTCAACTTTTTACTGAACTGCTTCCACTTTTTTGTTCGTCTGAAAGCTTCTTTTTCAGCGTTTCCTTTTCGTTTCATTTACTTTCTCCAACTTTTTTCATTGGCAGTCCAGCCTATGGCATAGCCGATACAACCAGACAGAAACATTAAACCAAATAATGAGCAAATAGCAACAAACATTTTCTTTCTTCTCCTATACTTCAGTTAGTTATATTATTTTGTAATCTTCAAAAAACGCCTTTACGTAATATCCAGTACCGTTAAAAGATTTCTGTAAAGCAGGGTCTTTTACACACTTAGTGCACAACCCCTTGTTTGTCATTACTTCTCTTTATTTAGACTTTACCAACTCAAAATGTAGACCTTTACATGTTTTTATATCACCACTTCCATTTAATCTAAATCCTAATCTTCTCCATTCATTAAGATAATGAACTTCATTTGTTTCAATACACTGAAAATACTTTCGTGGCTTACAAGTTCCCCCACCTAAATACATAGCCTTTAAGGATTCTGATTGGTGTTTTTTCCAAGTATCTGCGTGAGCAATACCTTTATGAGATTTAGACATTTTTTCTTTTGTTGCTTTTGAATGTTCTTTACATCTAACAAAGGTATTATGAAGAATAGTGTGTTCTGATATAGGCATGAATATAAGTTCTGATGCGGGTCTATTATAGTACATACCTAATGCTTTAAGTTCATCTGATGTTAAACAAACTTCTCTCTTTATGCCGTCTGATGTATGAGTTTCTAATCTATGATGAATGCAATATTGCTCAGAACTTGTTATTGCATCATTATAGTTTTCTATGTTTGAATATTCATCACAACAAAATCCACGGTACTTCATTTTGATTGTGTCTATCATTATTTTCTCCTTTTGATTTATATTATTCTGTATGCATCAAAGTTTACTTTCACAAAATAGCCTGTTCCGTTAAAACTTTTCTGTAATGCAGGATGCTTTTCCAGTTTATAACATAAACCACGGTCGGACATAACTTCAACTGTCTTCCACTTGTACTTCACACTTTCTGCGTGAATCACGGAGTAAGGTATCTTATATACACGGAATCCAGCTCTATCAAGTATGACATACACCATCCAATCTGTTAACTTACTTGAACGATTTGTAAACGTGTAGCTTGACGGAACATCTGATTCACGTACAGGACGCTGATACGCTTCCAAGGGTAAGCCCTCTGAATAGTCACTGCCAATGCACACTTTTATGTCGACATTGACATCCCCATTTTCGGTGTGTATTCTATAGTCCACCCCAAGCTTCTGTTGTCTTTTATCGGTTATTTTCTTCCAACCGAGGTTGTTTGGAAACAGAATATCCCAAAGATTATTTTCTTTAATAGCCCTTTCACCCCACCTTTCTTTCGCAGTTGTCCTATCACTGGCTGGTAGATTATTGATTTCTTCTATTACTTGTTCATAACTGTATTCTTTCATCGTGTTTTTTCCTTTATTATTTAGTAGGACCTTGCTTACTTCACAAAGCAGATTTCATAGACAATCATGGTTGCAATGACACCAACACCAACACCACAAATAAATACTATTGTCATTAATGTATTCATAAATGTATTCTCCTTTTTTACTTAGTTGCGTATATGCTATATTATCAAAAACTGGATATTTTGCTTACAAATACGGCTTTATTATTTCCTTACAACCCCATCTTTTTCATCATTCCACTTCAGACCCATCGCTAAAAGCACGGCTTCATCGTATTTCCCTTCTTTCCAAAGTTGTGTGTCTGAAATAGCCTCCCAGTCTATCTGTGGGATGGCAATGGAAACTGTACCATTAGTCTTGTTCAGACCTTTTATAGCGTCATTTAGGAAACCACTATTGAATACAAATGTTGCATAGTTATCATTTGCGTCTTTACTCTTATGTTCTACTGCGAATATTTGTATAGAGCCCTCATTATCTATTGGCAGTTCAGTCTTTCCATCATACCAGTCTTTTGATAAGCCAACTTTTGCATAACCACCTGCTGCAATACGGACACTATTTATAAAGATACGGTTATGGTTCTTGTTCAGATATTCAAGGTAGCCCTTTGTAGGATGAAACTTCATTTCAAGAACTTTATGAGCCTTGTTGTATTCATAAAACGCCTTGAACTTCGGGTCATAGCTTTCCATAGACATTTCTTCGTATGTCTTGAACTTGTCTACAACATCTTTTCGCAATGTACAGATACATAGGTTATTCGTAATGGATGCATCCTCAAACATGTCTGGGTCAGCGAGCCTGAAGTCTTCAACGTGTTTATAAAGATTATTGGATTTGTACTGACTCAAAGGCATTAGACATACGCATTTACAGCAAGTTTCTATTGCTACCGAGGTAACTTTATTTCCAACGGAATATGGAGGATTGGCTATCACATGGCTCCATCGCATTATAAATACTCCCAATGGTATCCACCTGCGGTTTTGCGTGTCCCGTAACAGTCACCAGTTACTGTGTTTACAATCTTGTATACTGCACTAATCTTTGTCATTTACTGTTCTCCTTCTTCTTTGTATCTTTCATGGCTTTGTAAGCCAGTTACAAATCCCCACCTCACACACCTGTAATGACTGTCCGTAGGGTTCTTCCACGATACGATGTCTATCGCACATTCACACGCTTCTTCAAAAGTTTCGAATGAAATATAGATATAGCCGTTCCGTAACTTTACACGGCTCGTTGTTTAGCATATAGACTGTTTGATATCTTTGCTCTAGTTTCGATAGACACTTCATGTCCAACCATATGAAGAGCAGCGTGTTCAGACTTTCTAAGATACACAAGTTCAAAGGCTGGGCGATGATAGTACATATCAAGTGCTTTCAGTTCATCTACGCTAAGGTCTACAAGCCGTCTTTCACCATCAGATGTATGTGTTTCAAGTCTGTGATGAACCTCCCACCCAACAAAGTTGTCTGCTTTGGCAAGTTCATAGTTCTCTATCAAAGAGACGTCTTCACAACAGTAAAGCTTTAGCTTCTCACCTGCTTTAGATACATGGTGTCTATGGGTAACATAGTAGTTGTGTCGTTGTTCACGAATATGCTCTATGTTGTCCTTGTACCATTGATGCTTGTATTCTGCAACTTTGTCTTTGTTTGCAACAAGCCAAGCCTGGTATCTTTCCTTTACCCTTTCTTTGTTGGCAAGCCTATAGGCTCTATCTTTCTCTTGCTTTCTTCGGTAAGCTTCTTCACCATACTTCTCAATGTATTCTGCTTTCTTCACGTTTGTTTCTCCTATGTTTCTATATTGTCCCAAGCATTGCATAGTTACTGTCCGAGTTCTGTTTTATTACTTTCTTTGTTATGTCACACCCTATTTTGCCGTAAGGGAGATTGGCTATAATACAATCGAATCGCATACTATTTAGTTGTCCTTACCCAGTAATCTACAACAATCAGTTTTTCATTTACTATAGTCTTATCAAGGCTATACCCAGAATCACACTTTTCTGCTATGAACTTATTCACCCGTTTCAATAAAGCAGAAAATGTTTCATTCTTCTTTGCTCTGAAAATCTTACTTGTAATCTTTAGCATTTATTTTCCCTCATAGAACATGTTTGTTCCGTTACATTCATCACAAAGTCCAGCATAAAAGTTCTGACAATCATAGCAATCCATCTGGCAATGTTTCGGACTATTATAATCATCCAGTCTTTCTGCCAAAGACTCAAACTTATCAAAGTAGTTGCTAAGTAAGAAATCTACAAGTTCCCATCCATTTATCCAGAAGTAATCACAGTTCAGTAAGTCAATGTTTTCAACGTCTGTTATCTCTTGTTTCAGAAAGTCTAATACTTTGTCTGTTATGGTGTCAACAGAAATATGAGCTCCACAAGCTTGCCAGTTTATTCGCAATAGCAATCCGTCAAGTGATACTTCTGTTTCACCACAACCACCATGATTTTGCTTTTGATGGATTACGTACCCTTGTCTCCTCAGTACCTTTTCTACTGGCTTCTTGGTTGTTTCATACTCATTCCATACTTCTTCATTGAAATCTGAAAGTTTTTTCATTTATCTTTTCCTCCTAAAACAAATCTTCTACATTGTAATCTGGTGTATAGTCTACAGTTTCGGGTTTGTCTTGAATGTCTAATCCGTCTAATACTTGTAATGCGTCTTGGTAGCAATGTAGTAATGTTCCATTTACAAAAACAAAGTATTCTTTACGTTCTGGTTTTTCTAAACATTCAGTCATAAGTATCCTTATGTCTTTACCTTTTATTTTATAACTACAGTCTTTTCTGATGGTGTAGGTATAAAATCTTTTTTCTAGTCGTTGGACTATTTCCCATTTTTCATTATCAATCTGTCTTTCCATACTGTTTTTTTTTCCTTATTTTACATAGCAATCATAAAAATCTGGTTTCATTGTTATTTCTTCTACATAGTTTCTATCTAATACAGATAATAACTGTGTATTTATTTCTGCCCTTATCTTGTAATACATAGTTATTTCTTCTACGTGACCACTTCTCTTATCATCTACAGAGACATCAGTACAGTGGTGTTCTTTAGCCTTGTCAACGTTTTTTTCATTTGTCATCTGTTCTTTAGGGGCTTCGCTGCGCTTCAGCCCATCCATATCAATATACCTATCTTCAGACTCGATAGGGTGTGCGTTAGCACAGCCTGAGGGGCTTCCGTAGGAAGACACTTCTTTAGCCTTTTCCTTTACGATTCCAAATGATGAATAAACATGTCTAAAACGTTCGTAGGATATATCAGCCGGTTTTATGAAGTCATAAAGGCATTTCAATGAATAGAAAGTACAACCATTGAATACATAAGTAGAACCATTGGTTGATTTATGATATTTCAGGTATTCATGAGGAAGTATTTCTGTATGTTTTATGATATTCAAGACTTTTGAATGTGTAATGTTATTGAAGTTATTCTTGTCAAGATACTTTACGCTAATATGTCTTGGAATAAAGCAGTTCAACATTCTAAGTTCCATTGTTTCTTTGTTTGTAATCTTTTCATAGTTCTGGCTGAACCAGTCCATTGATAATGTTACATATCCAAGACCACATTGGTCAAATATGACAACCTGGTGATTGTTAGGAAGTCCTTTCCATTTTTCAATCATACCAATGGAAATAGAATCACCACGTGTAAAGAACTTGTAGTATTGGTATGTTCCAAATCTGTTGTTTCTTACAACAAAGTCACACCAACCGTGTTTTCTTGCTTCAACATCTTGAGGATTTGTTATGTTTCTATAAACTTTCTTGTGATTTTCCCAATACATTGGGGTGGTAGGTACATAAAGACTATGTTCTGGCATAAATCTTTCTTTTTCCAGAAACATTGTAATCTTTACTGGGTTTGCTTTTGTTTTTGTAGATAATCTTTGATAATACATAATAGCTTTCTCCTAGCCAGTAACTAGTAGGTCGACCATTACCAGCTAGGTTACTCGCTTTACTTATTTAGTAGAGGCTTCGTTAAAAGCTTCTATACACATAATAGTGCAACTTGTTTACAAAGCTACACTAATATATTAACTATATAGTTAGTTGTGTTGGTGATTTTGCAAATATTTGTTAATATATGGTATAATCAATCTAAATCATTTTGAATCTCCTACCATAAGCCGTATTCGTAAAAAAAATACGGCTTTTTTTATTTTTTTCAAATATTTTTTCACTTTTTTCTTACTAACTAAAAAAACGTGTTAATATATTATATGTAAGGGCAAGAAAAAGCCTAAAGGAGAAATAAAAATGATGAAAGTTATCGTAGTAAACGGAACAAACCCAAAAAGACAGGACATTATCGGACAGGTTCTAAACACAGACTGCCGCCACCTTATTTTTACTGGTATCGGCAAGGCAAAGGCACAGAAGCTTGTAGATTCAATGCCATTATTGAACTTAAAGTTCCTTGTATTCCGCAGACTTGCAGATGCCAATGTAGAATACATTAACAGCAAGTACGACGTTGTAGGAACAATCGGCGACTTCGTTAAGGGCAATGGAAAGGCAGCTCAGAAGAAAGCTGTTGAAACACTGTCAAAGGAAGAATCAAAAGACTGTGCTGAAAGGTTCTGCAACTTCCTCAAAAACATGGGCTCTGACATTGGTATCTACGGATATTCATTCTTTAAGGACACAGCAAAAGAATACGGTGCTACAAAGACTATGCGCAGGAGTATACATTATTACGCATATTTCGGTAAGCTCTACGTAAGGTTCTAATAAATAAAAAAAAATCTGCATTTTCTACTAACTAACTAAGTATAAAAGAATAAAAGAAAGGAGAAATAAATGATAAAAGACATAACAAAGTTCGTAGAGAACATCGTGTATGATAGGAATGACATTCTTGCAAGGCTGGCATTTAGAGAGAAAGTTGATTTAACAACCTCAAACTGGGATTCTTTCAAGCCAAATGATTGTGCTCAAAATGATGCTCTTGAAGAGCTTACAGAGCTTGCAATATATCTTGAACAAGGATACAAAAGCTTTAGACTGCCGGAAATATTTCAGTATTGCAAGGAAAGGCACAAGTTCAATGAAAACCGGAGTGGAATCTGGAAACATGACGCTTTAAGATTACTTGGGCTTGAAAGCTCATCTGTATTGAATACATTGTTCAAAGGGGTGGAGTAAAAATATGAAGAAAGAAGAGTTCATTAAGCGTTACGGAGAAGATGCTTACAAGGAATACCTGGAAAAGCAGAAACTTCTGGTTAAAAGATGGAGAAAAAAGAACCTTGAGAAGTCAAGGACTTATGGCAGAGAATACTATTGGAGAACGAAGAATGAAAAAATCGAAAAATAGATATGTCATCATGGACACGTTCACTGGGAATATGATAGACTTTGTTGCAACTGAAGCCAGAGCCAAGAAAATATGTAGTACTTATGATACGCTTGATTATATGGAAATGAAGAGTCTTGATAAGACACAAATAACTAATAGAAAGGAGGCTCAAAAATGAGCAAGAAAGTGAATGTTACATTAGAAGAAATGGTAAATGCAGTAAAGGCTAACACAGAAAAGCCTTGGGAAGTAGTTGGCATTGGAAGGAGCAACTGGTTCAGAAACTTGGCAAAGATTGGGACTACTATGAAAGAACTGAAGTCCCAGTCCCAGTCCCAGTCCCAGTCCCAGTCCCAGTCCCAGTCCCAGTCCCAGTTGACTGGTACAAGTACAAGTGCAGATGTTCCAGTCCACCATATCAATCCAGTACCACAGTGGCAGCCAGATTCCAATGTCGGACGTGGTGGTGTAAGGTACCGCTACACTGACCCAGAAAAGTACAATGAATGGCGTAAGGAAGACGCACTGCGTATTATGGAACAGAATGCAAAAGCTGAAATAACCCATAAACCAGCAGAGCGTGTTGTAAAGCCTCAGATACCAGAAGAACTGTTGCAGTATGACCAGACAGACGTGCCTTATGAAGTCTGGACAAAATACATTGACGAAAGTAAGGGTGAGCATTGGGGTACATTTGTTATGAAATATGGCAGGTTCCTTGAACCAAAGAAACATAATGCACCAGAAGCCGTTGAAAAGAGTGCAGAAGAAAAGCTTGGTCTGAAATACTTTACAAGGCACTTTGGTACGGGTGGAAAATACAATCCTAATCGTGATTCATATGTGCTGAACGGTGAAGAGTATCTGTTTTAACACCTTTTGACACAACAACTAACTTATATATGTAAGGTGTAAGGGAAAAATAATAAAAAATATCAAATATTTTCCCCACACTTTACTAACGAAGTTAATATACTATATGTAAGGGGCACGGAAAGCCTCAAGGAGAAAAGAATGAATAAGAAGATTTTTACAGTAATGTTTTTGATGATGGTTGCAACAGTTGCGGTATTTGCCAAGCCTAACAACTTTGGTAAACAAGTTGCATTGGTTCACAACAGTACTGAAAAGACTATCTGCATAGTTGTGGAGAACAAAAAGGGTGAAGCCGACTTTAGTGCAGGTTACATTAACATTCAGTCCGGTGAAACAGTTCAGATAACCACTGACAAGCAGGTTGCTGTCTGCTTTGGAATGAATGATGACGGTGTACCAGAAGATGGTGTATGGCCGCATTTTGATGTATGGTCAGGTTACATTGACTTCAAAGCACCTGGACAAGCTAGTGGAACAGGCTTTCAGCAGAAGCAGTTTTGACTAACTAGCTAGCTAACAAATAGACAAGAGGAGAAATAAAATGGCAAATCTGTTGCGGGATAGTGGGGGGAATAGCAGTAATATCGACGGTGACAACGATAGTTCTGTTAGTGGTGAGGAAGTGAAAAATGAGTGATAAAATCAGTGCAGTTTACCAGATAATAAATAGTGTAACTGGTGACAGATATGTTGGAAGCAGTAGGGATGTAATACATAGGTGGACATGCCATAAATGTCCATCAACGTGGAAACGACATCCAAACAGTCTATTGTACAGGGACATGCAGAAATACGGCGTAAACAAGTTCAGATTCCAGATTTTCGCACCAGTTGAACCAGAATATCTGAAACAAGTAGAGCAGGAGTTCATTGACATGCTCAATCCGACGTATAACAACAATAAAGCAAAATGTTTTGTTGAGGAAAACAAAGAATACCAGAAAGAATACAGGAAGTCTGAAAAAGGTAAGGAATCCCGTAGAAAATACGATAATCAACTTTGCTTCTACAATGGCGAAACGTTGACATTGAATGCATTAAGCAGTAGATTCCGTAGAGCTGGAATACCACACCCTACGTTAGAAGCCAAGAAATATCTGATAAAATCTTAGCAATAAGCACCCTCCAAAACGGAGGGTTGTCTTTTTTTTACTGTGCACCATGACATCCACCAGAACAACTGTATTGACCACAGCCACCAAAATCTCCAGGGCAACTTATTTGGTAGTTGCCACTATAACATCCTTGGCAGGTATCACAGCTCTGGCAGCTATCACATCCTTGACACCCGCTGTCACAACTAGAGCAAGAGTCACTGCTATTGCAACCTTGACAATCATTGCATCCTTGACACCCGCTGTCACAACTTGAACACCCTTGACCAGATAAGCACATAGTTGAAGAATCATATCCTCCACTGCATGTCTGGTTGCATGTTGTATCAGCGAAAATACCTACGCAGATATTCTGACCATTATCACCTACTGCATATCCTGCACATGAAACATTGGTATTGCATCCGCTGTCACATGCCTGACAGTCAGCGCATCCGCCATCACCGTCAACACATTCAGTGCATCCACCTGCCACACCAGACACACATCCGGAACAGTTTGCATTGTTGCCGGTACCTACACATTGGGTACATTGCTCCGCCTGTCCGTTGTTGCATGTCACGCATACATTGTTTGATGAAGTGTTGCAAGCGGAGCAGGTGTTGTTGTAGTTTGAAGGACAGTCAATCCCTGGTGCCGTATACCCTCCCAGACATACAGGCTCTCCACCGCTTCCTACGCTATATCCGTTGCATTCCACACCACCACTTGTTGTATACCGTCCAGGACAGCTTTCAGTAGAACCATTGCTTGAATAGTCTGATGGACAGGTCGTTCCGTTGCCGGAATATCCACTCTTGCATACGTCCGCACCACCTATTACCGTCGTATAGCCGCTATTGCACGAAGTATCACCGTCCGAATATCCGCCTGAACACGTATAACCGCTTCCGCTTCCTGTTTCTATAGATGTATCGAATCTTCCTGTGCACGAAGAGCCACCACTGGTATATGTTCCCTCACAGTGGGTGTCACCTGTTGTGGTGGAATAGTTTGCTGTGCAGTCAATGCCGCCACTGCCGAAATATGTTGTACAAGAAACACCACCCGGTCCTGTGGTATTGAAACCGTTCCTGCATGTCGTGTCATCCGTAAAATAGTTGGAGGGACATGTGGTTTCCGTTCCGTTGCTTGAATATCCGTTATTGCATTTGCCTCCGTAAAACAGACCACAGCCTTTATTATTATTCGTGCATCCGTCATTTTCCTTGTACTGGTCATCGCTTGTACAGGTATCACCTGCATTGCATGAAACGCATTCAGTACAAGCAGAGTAGCTGGAACAAACATCTTCATTCTGGCATCCAGTGTTGCAGGAGGGACATCCATATTCAGCTTGACTTCTATTGCAGGCAGGTACATATCCAGTTCTGCATCTGTCATAGTCAGCATTGCACCCTGCACAACCTGCAGTGTGGTCGCCTTGACATCCAGAAACACAACCCTGACCGGCATTGCAAGATATGCAGGTCTGTACTCCTTGACATCCGCCATTGCAGCCATAGCAGTCGCTGTTGCAGACAACGCATGCATTGCATACACCGAAGCATCCTCCGACACATGACTCACAACCTGTATTGCAGATGGTGCATCCAGAGTTGTCAGAGTTGCAGCCTTGGCATTCATTGCCTCCCTCACCGTTGACACATTCAGCACAGCCAGTGTTAGCACCGAAGCAACCAGCATTGCACAATGTATAGTCAAACTGCTTGTTGTTGCATCCTTGGCAGCCTTGTGAAATATCCCAGCACGCAAGTGTTGTGTCAATGAAGTCACCTACGCCTAAATCACTGCCGACATCTTTTATGTCAGTGTCATCTATTGTAATGCTTTCAATGCTTCCAAGATGCGGAAGTTCTATATGGTACTCCTTCATCTTGGCTAATAAAGAAGCATTAAACCATTTTATATCTTCATCATGTTCTACCAAAATCATGAGTAAACTCCTTTATCTTTGTAAGATAGTTGACTTTACGTTGTATTTGTTTCAGCATTTTATAGTCAACACGTATCATTTCTTCCAACTTTTCAAACATTTCATCATTTTCCTTGGCATATGTCTGTCCGTCAAGGTTTATTACAGCAGCGTTGAATCCTTGCTTTTTTGTATCATTATTAAGTATTGCGTTCTTCATAAATGTTGCTCCATTGGCTTTCACAACTGAAATCATTGTATGTGTATTGATGATAACATGTTGTCGGTCTGTTTTCGTCGGTTGAAAAAGTACTGTCATAACATAACGTGCAGTCTTCCAATGTATCTTCTACTGAAAAAACAGACTGGCAGTCATTGCAGAAACCATAAGCAGTCTCATTGCCAAGTCCTTGAGCTATTGAATAAAAGGCACTTGTGCATGTGCTTTGTCCTGCATTGCATGCATTGCAAGTTTCCATTCTGTCCTGCATTACAGCCCAATACACCGGTGAATGGTGGTCAGCACACCACTTTTCAGCAATGTTCAAAAGCTGGTTCACTATGTAATCATAAACTTTCAGCTTGTTGTATAAGTCAACTGCATCTTTGTACTTTTTATCCAAAGAGTCATTTGTGTCATTTATGTTTTTTATCAGGGTTTCTATATTCTCTATATCCCTATGAAGACGGAGAATGCCTGAAGAAATCTCACTTTTGGCAAGGCTGTGTATTACTTCCATTATTATTCCTCATCATATCAACTAAATGTATCTTTTCCAAAGTCTGGCAGAACTTGTACAAATATTCACATTTCGAAGGCCTGCGCATACTCCCACATCCGTGGCATTCCCTCTGGTCTTTGTATCTGCATGTTGAACATTCCTCAGTCATAGGAGAGCCGGGGTCGTCAACAGAAGTACAGAGGTTGCATTCAGAGTATTCACCGGAAGTCGTTATCACAAAAGTATGGGGTGACTTGTAGTTTCCTTCAATGTTGTGGACATAAGACTGATATGCACGGCATGCACCAGCACTCTGTTTGGTTTCATCAACAGTTCCCCATCTTTTACTCTGCTCCATTATGTATGAACGGAAAAGTTCCATAGGCGAATGTGTGTTAGGGTTGCTTCTAAAGAACATTGCAAGTGAAAAGAACTCCTGAAGATAGTCGTCAAGCACTCTTCCTCTTAATGCAAGGTTGCCGATAGGCTTTCCAACCAAATCCTCTCTAAAGCCGTCCTGCCATCTTCCTTTCGTGTTGACAGCCTTTATGTCGTAATCGCTGTTATAGATATGGTTGAGTTTTATATAACCGACTTTTATCGGGTCTTTTGTGTTGTACTTCAAATGCTGAATGAAATAGTCAATGTTCTTGTACCATGAAGAGTTGTAGTAGGAAAGAGTGCAGTTGACGGCAGCAAACAGTCCTGCATCGGCAATGTGTTTAAGTCCTTCAAGGATAAGAGGCTTTTCTAACGGGTCGACTTCCTGACTTCTAATCCACTGTCCAATGCCGTCATGAGAAAGTTGAATGGAAATCTTGTTTTCCAAAATCCAATCCACGATATGCTTGGCTCCAAGTAAAAGTCCGTTGGTTGAGATGGTTATAGTGCATTCAGGCCATTCTTTTCTTAGGACATCGACAAGCTCCTGAACAGCCTGAGTATTGAAAAGCGGCTCTCCACCCCACAAATCGAAGTGAGGCATTGTGTCACCCTTTACAAAAAGAGGACTTTCCTTTATTTTGGCAATCATTTTGGGATAGTCTTTTGTGTATCTACTGTATAAGTCAACCTTCTTTTCTGACGGATGGCAGCAGCAATATGAACACATCATGTTGCAGTATTCAGAGTCAATGTCCATAAGAATACTGAATGAAGAATGCCCCTTACCATTCACATTTCCCGAAAAACCACCCTCACAATGTATTATTCCATTATCAAACATTTCTGGACAGTTCATGCTTTTCTATTTTCTCCTTTTTAGTCGGTTGTCTTGGTGTACTCAAGTATCGCCCATCTTTTATAGTCTATCATAATGTTTTGTTTCCTATTTATATTTTATAAAGAGAGTAGTCCGACGCAATATAAGTGCATATCGAGTTACTCTCTATACGTATTGCAGTAACATACTTTATCTTCCCGTGTAGTCACGAAGTTTGTAGTAAGCAACTTTCGGCGAAGAGGCATTTGTACTAACAACGTCCCCTTTCTTGAATAATGCTGATACTCCATTACTACCATAGTTGGCATTGGAGTTGTTTGCTATTGTAACGCCATTTATCTGAATATTAACACTTGCTCCTGTTCCTGCCACATTTGCAGATATAAACCCATCATATTCAGCTGTGAATGAACTAGATGCTGTCTCATAGTCACTCAACACATTCTGGTTTCTAATATATCTTGCAACAGCATTGGAAGTAATAGGGTTCATGTTTCCTTCCTGCACTAAGTCTGTTACATAAACATTTGCCAAATCATTCTCTTCCTCAACAGCAAAGATTTCCTTGTCGCCTATTTCAGACAAGTCGACATCCGACTCATCCTCATAGACTCTCATCTTGACAGGCTCCTGTGCCTTGTTAAGTGTTGCAGGTCCTGACTGCTGTCCTTCTGTTTCTGTTCTTGATACTCTGAATATTGAACTTGCCATTATGCTTTATCTCCTTTTTTAAGACTTTCTGTAAACATGCAGTTTTGCATTTGACACTGCTGCATTGTAACCACTGAATACACAGACAACTTGCTGACCGGTTCTAAGGAATAGCGGGTCAGTATATATCGTCACAGCATTACCAGTACCATATCCATTATAAATAGCTTGTCTTAAATAAACATCACTTAATGTTTTAATAGATACATTTCTACCTGTATTATAATCACCGGCCCATGCTTGGGATATTGAAATAAAGCAGTCTTCTGTTGCAGTAAATGTATATTGAAAATAACTTGTGTTTGGAAAACTGGTAGTTGAAACATTCAAGTAGTCCATTATAGAGGGGACAAATGTTTCATTTACTGTTTTGTTGTTTTCCATTATTCCGACTATCGTTCCTTCTGGTATGTTTGCCAAATCATTAAGTGCGGCCGCCTTGGTGTTGTACAAAGCCCACTTGCTTGCCTTTGTAGCCAAAAGACGTGTGTTTCCATTGTCATTCTGTAAAATCATATTCCGCTTTTCTCCTATTATGCTTTTGTGTACTCAATGATGAGACAGGACCCAGCAGTAATGGTAAACCCACTTACCATGCAATAAAACTTCAAATCACGAGTACCAGATTTAATCCAGTCTACTCTTCCCCAGTAGTTAATGACTCCGAATATATTGGTAAAGTTAGCAGTGAAGTCTGGCTCTGTATCAGGTATTTTCCATCCTGGAACTGATATGAAGCTAGATGCATCAGCACTTAAGGCTGTGTTCTGTGTACATACCAAAACCCTTCTGTAGATTCGTTTTCCATCAATCCAAACTTTATTAGTTGCTTCTTCTTCTGTTGAGTAGTAATCCTCAATGCTGTTCGTCTGAACGAAAGGTGTCAGTACCTTCTGTCCGTCGATAATCTCACATTTGTTTATTGAACCCATATTTTCTCCTTTACTTACTTAGTTAGTTGCTTTTCAAATAATCCTGTTCTGCATCGCCTATAATGATGATGGCATCATTAGGTATGTAGCCTTCAGCTGTCGGGTCTGTTATTGCAAGTGCAGTATTGGCTTCCGCAGTAGTTGCAAAGTATTTTACGGTACCTGCTCCGCCAATGTCGCTGTCCCATTCCAAAGTCCAGTCTGTTGATGATGATGTTTCCCTTGAGGCAATAAGAGCCTTCTTTCTTTTTCCCTCACTTGCGTTGAAAGGCTGAGACACAGCCGCAAGCTTGTTTGTGGAGTCAAAATACACGGGAAGATTCTGAGCAACTGTGTCATTTCTCTTTGCAAGCATGTCATTGTCAACAGTAGCATTGCCAGCCTTTGTTAAACTCAATGTCTTGTATGCTCCGTCAAACTTTATGCTCAAACCTGCGGAGTCTTTATTCAAAGGATTGTCCACAAAGAGACGGTCATTGCTTGTCACTATCTCCGGGCTTGCAACCTTTCCTGCATCCCATTCACCTTCGACTATTTTATTGACATGGCTTATTGATGAGCTGTAAGTCGGGTCAAGCGTCATGTTGAAAGTAGTTGTACCGCTTTCTCTTGTAAAGCTCCAGCCAAAGTAGTCATCAGGTATGATTGTCATTGTACCTGTGTCGTCTTTATAAGCATAGTGTTCAGGTCTGCTGCCTGATACCAAGATACCGGTACCGCCATTAGGGGTAACAATATCCGCTTTTTCCATCAGCTCTTCAAAAGAGAATGCATCAACATGATAGACACGGTTGCCAGTGCCTCTTTTTCCACCCCAGAAGTACTTCTGACCTAGTCCAGGAATGACAAATCTGTATTCCAGCAGTTTGCCGTTCCAGTCTTGTGTTTCTGCCACAATACAGTTGTCAGTAATCGCTCCGCCAGCCTGTCCAGCCCTGTCAGTGCTTCCATCCCAGTCGGCAATGGCACCTTCTGTAACAAGTACTCTGCTTGTTCTGTCCATCTTGGTGTCATCACTGCCGCTTGATTCCTTGGGAGCTTCAGCAGTAAGGGCTTCAGATGACTCACGCTTTATAAGGTACTCATTGTCATTAATGCCGTCTATTTCAAGAGACGTTGTCTTTACACTGTTGAACTCCACATCGGCATCACTGTTGACATTCTGGTTTGGTATGTATGTGTAAAGTATCGTATCATTAGAAGGGTCATATTCCACAGGGTTGTGGTCAGTCCTTTGTTTTTCAACCAGAGTCCAGTTGTTTGTGGTTGACACTGAAAGAACTGCTGTTCCATATTCCTTGTCTTCCATACCAATGTTGACATAGTTGGTATAGACTGTTGCTCTTGCGCGTGTTGCAGTGAACAAAGGATAGTCAAGCTCATTCAGGTCGATAGGCCATTCTCCATAAGATGTTGGAGGCTCTGTTGTGTCAAGTGAGTCGCAGTGATAGAAAAGTCGACCGTTCACCCATGTCTTTATGTAGAGCTTCATTGACTTTATTGCAACCTGGTCGAAGTAAATGGCTTCTGCTCCTCTGTAGTAAGAGAAGTAGCAGTTGTCATAAGTGTTGTTAACCACAATGTTGAAGTACACTTCGCCAGTCACTGGGTTCTGATAGCTCAGTCTGTAAATACCGCCAGTGAACACAGGAACTTCAATAATGACATAATCCGTATCGGACACAATGTGGTTGATGTCCTGATAGTAGGCTTTGTTTATAATGAATCTGTTTGAAAGAACATCATTGTCTGTTATCTCTTTAATAGAGGCTTTGTCACTTGTAAGGTTTGTTACAGTTCCATCATCAGCATTAAGCGAGTTTATGTCGGCATCCGTTGCATTGACTGTACCGGCATTGACGCTTCCTGTGGCGGTAAGGTTGGCTGTTGAAATCATTCCATCATTCTCAATGCTCTGACTGTTTACTGTATCGGCGTTTACTTCCTCAGCAGTAAAGTTGTCAAAGTTGATGTTGGCAATGTTGGCATTTCCTGTAACATTCAAGTCAACCGTTTCAACCTTATTCGACGCATTCACTATTGGCGCGTTTACCGAAGTCAATG